GCGGGAGGTTCAGAGGGCCGTGCCAATGGCTGGTCAAGGCACGCTGACGGTCGCAACGATCCGCCGCGACGACGTCACTGTCGCCTTGTTTGATATTCCGTCGGGTCGCCCGCTGAGGGCTTTCCCGGAAAAAAATCTTGCTGACGGCGTCTTATCCATGCGCGCGTCGGCAGGTGACGGCCCGCGCTGTCCTTCGCGGGATTCCCAGAGAGAGCCCGCCGCCGAACCGCGATCTTCGGCGGCGGGAACCTCACCCTAGAGGGATGAACCGATCATGAAGCACATCGCACGCGCGATCCTCGGATTCTGGCTGCTCTATTGCGGCGCCGCCTTCGCCCAGACGGCGTCGCTTCTGCATGCCAGCGTGTCGGTGCTAGGGACCGGCCGCGATGCTCATGGCTATCGCCAAAGATCCCCGGCTCGCAAATCCGAAACACATTTCCGTTTTGCCGCGTCGGCGCCGACGCCGCTGACCTATACGACCGGCACCGACACGGCTTTTGTTTGGGCCGACTACAACTAAGGGGCATCACATGGCAACCGACAGCGTCAGGGTGCAATTCTCCGCTTCGATCGGCGCGCTGATCAAGGGCGTCGATGATGCCAAGAATGCAATCGACTCGGTGCGACAATCGACCGATCGGGTGAGCGACGGTGCGAAGTCGCTGCTTGAGGCGTTCGGCCTGGCGTTCTCCGTCGAGAAGATTTCCGAATTCGTCAATCAGATGGCCGACCTCGGCGAGCAGACCGAGCGGATGGCGTCGACGCTTGGCATCTCGACCGAAGACGTCGGCAAGCTTGGTGCGATTGCCAAGGGCACCGGCACGTCGACTGAGTCTCTGGCCCGCTCCATGGAGATGTTCCAGACCAATATGCAGAAGGCGCAAGCCGGCACAGGGCCGGCCGCCGCTGCCCTGCAGGCGCTCGGCTTCACGGCAAAGGACTTCATCGGCCTGCCGATCCCGCAACAGATCGATAAGCTCGCAGATGCTTTCGCAAAATTTGCCGACGGCGGCAACAAGGTCGCTGTGGCGCGCGCCTTGTTCGGGCGCATCGGCGCAGAACTCATCCCGACCTTAGACGAGGGCGCGAGCGGCTTCGACAAGTTCACCGCCATGGCGCAGCGCGCCGGCACCGTTCTTGACAGCGAAACAACGCGGGCCTTTGCCAATTCGCGCCAGGTCTTCAACGAACTCGGCATGGCGATCGAGGGCGTCGGCATCCGCGCGTTCAAAGTGCTTGAGCCGGTGATCGATGCCGCGACGAAACAGATCACGGCATTCGTCGAGAGCCTGGATTCCCATAAAATCGAGACGGGACTGAAGACTGTCGGCACTGTTGCCGTCGAAGTGCTCGAAGATGTCTCTCTGTTTTTTGTCGAGGCCACCAGAGAATTCGACACGCTCGCCGCCAAAATGGGCGCCGTTGATATCAAACGCGCCGCGCTCAATATTCTCGACCCCAATCTCGGCAATTTAATACTGGGCCCCGACAAGCAACTCGATTCCCAGTTGGCACAGATCGAAGAGGACGCAAGGCGGAGAACTGAGGAAGTAAAGAAGCTTGCCGAACAGTGGCATGCAGCGATTTTGGCCTTCACCGTCGATTCTACTCTTGGCGGAAAGGGGCCATCAAAGCCGCAACTGCCGGCGATGGCTGTCCCAGACAAGGACGCACTCTCGGCGCAGATGGCGCAATATCAAAATCAGATCAAGCTCGCCGACGAGGCCTATAAGCAGACGCAGGAACAGCTCGCCTCCGAAGTCAAACTGCACGAGATCACCTACGACCAGGAAACGGCGCAACTGCTCGCTGCGCTCGACAAGCGCCATGCGGCAGAGGACACCGCGACAATCCGCGAAATGGAACTCTACAAGGAGGGGACTGCGGGTTATGTGAAAGCACTCGATGAGCGCAAATTAAAGGATGCCGAATATTATGCGGCGCGCCAAAAATTGGTCGATGCCGCGAAACAAAAAGACGTGCAGGAATGGCAATCGGCGCTGCAGCCCGTGGTGGCGGTATTCGACTCGCAGCTCCAGGGTCTTCTATCCGGCACTGAGACATGGGCGCAGGCGATGAAAAAGATAACTGCAGATTTGGTGATGGACATCATCAAGAAGCTGGAGGAAATTGCCGTCGCGAATGCGGCGCTCGGCCTCACCAATCTTTTCGGTGGAGGTCTCGGATCACTGCTCGGGCTGGGCGGTGGCGGTGGCGGAGGCGGTAAGGGCGGCATTCCGAGCTTCGATGTCGGGAGCTGGAGCGTCCCAGGCGACACGCTCGCCCTAGTTCACCAGAACGAAATGGTGGTGCCGGCGCAAGGCGGGACGGCTGATGCAGTGCGATCGATGCTCACCGGCGGCTTTGGTGGCAACGGAAGCAACGTCTCGATCGCGATCAACAATCCGTCAGTTGGAACGCAGGCACAGCTCAACAGCATTGTAGAGCAATTTTCCCGCATCCTGCAGAGCCATCAATTGCGCACACCGTCATCAAGCTGGGCATAAGGAACGGCAATGTCTAACACCATTAAGATCACACTCGGCGGCAAGAAGATCGAAGTCCCGAAACTCAATGTTGGACAGTTGCGCGAAGTCGCGCGGATATTCGCTGGCACGAAGGAAGAAATTTCCTTCGACGTGGTGCAGCTCGCGCTCAAACGTGTCGAAGGCGCCGGCAATCTTGACGACATAGAGGCTGGCTTCGACGAGGTCGCAAAGGCCGCCGCCGACATTCTCGTCAATGCTGGTTTGAAGTAGATGTTTGTTTTCGAGGATCTGACCGGCCAACGCTTTTGGCGATTGGTTGCTGTTTGCTACGTCGGCGCAGATGGAAGCCGCGTGTCGCTCTGGCGGTTTAAGTGCGATTGCGGCGAAACAGTCATCGCGCGCGGCAGTGCTGTAAAGCATGGACGGACTAAAAGCTGCGGATGTCTTCGTAAAGAAACGGCGGCATCGCAAATTCGAAAATTGGGGCGCTGGGGCACGGAAAACTCGAATTATCGCCACGGGCGGAGAGCGAGCCGAGCCGCCGGCGCCGGGAGCCTGCTGTGAAGCGAGCGAAGCGAAAGAAGAAGATCACCAAAACACAGCGCGCTGTCGCCGAGGCCGAGCGTCTGGCGCGGCTGCTCGCCGACGCGCCGGCGACTTCGCCTGGCGCGCTGGCGCCGCCTGCGCTCATTGCCGATCCTCGGCTCGCGCCGGCGGCAAAGTTCTGGAAGGACCACGCCGAGCAATTGTGCGCCATCGGGACGCTGAAGGCTCTTGATCGCTTCACCTTCGCAATGTTCTGCGTCTATGTCGGCGAATTCATTGCCGCTGAGGACGATATTTTGACGCAGGGCTATTCCGTCAAGGTGAAGACCATCTCCGGCGATCACATGCCGCGCGAAAATCCATCGGTCGATCGGCGCGACTTCGCGGCCAAGATGATTCTGGAGATGTCCCGCATGTTCGGCCTGTCGCAAGTCGATCGCTTCAATATCTCAAAGCTGGCGCGCGGTGCCGGCCTGCAGGGCGAGCTTTTCGATCCGCTGGGCGACGCGCCGGCCACGCCGGACACGCAGGATCAAGACAAAGCCACGGCTGATTGGAATGCGCTCACCGGTCGGCAACTGAATTAAGGCGAGCTATGGCAAACTGGAATCTTGCTTGTCCTGATTGGGCTGATCGCTTGCGGCGTGGCGCATCGCTGGTGCCGACGCTGCCGATCGACCGCGAGCAAGCCGACCGGGCCATCGCCATTTTCAACAAGCTTCGGCTGCCGGACGTGCCTGGACTGCCGACCTTGGCCGAGGCCTGTGGCGATTGGTTCCGCGACATCGTCGCCGCGCTATTCGGTTCGCTTGATGCTGCCGGCGAGCGTCGCGTCCGCGAAGTGTTTGCCCTCATTTCAAAGAAGAATAGCAAAACAAGTTACTCGGCCGCGCTGATGCTGACGGCGCTACTGATGAACAAGCGCCCGCGCGCCGAATTCCTGCTCGTCGGCCCGACGCAGGCAATCGCCGACCTGGCGTTCGGCCAGGCGATCGGCATGGTGCAGGCCGACCCGTTTCTGCAGAAATCGTTTCGCATTCAGGAACATCTTAAGCAGATAACGGACAAACAAACCGGCGCGAAGCTCAAGATCAAGACCTTCGACGCGCGCGTGCTGACTGGCACAAAATTGGCTGGCGTGCTTATCGACGAGCTGCACGTCATCAGCGCGCAACCCGATGCCGATCGTGTCATCGGCCAATTGCGCGGCGGGCTGCTATCGCAACCGGAAGCCTTCCTGTTCTTCATCACGACGCAATCGGAGCGGCAGCCGGCCGGCGTATTCCGCGCCGAGCTGATGAAGGCGCGGGCGATCCGCGACGGCCAGATTGTCGGGGCGACGCTGCCGGTTCTTTACGAGTTTCCCGACGACATCGCTCTGTCCGGCGAATGGCGCAATCCCGCGAATTGGTGGATGGTCAATCCGAACCATGGACGATCATTGTCGATCGACCGCCTGATCGCAGACTTTGAAGGCGCTAAGGCTGCCGGCGAAGCCGAAGTGCGACGCTGGGCAAGCCAACACCTCGACATCGAGATCGGCCTGGCGCTGCGAACCGATCGGTGGGTTGCTGCCGAATATTGGGAGGCCTGCGCCGATCCGTCACTCACGCTTGAGAAGCTGATCGAGCGGTCGGAAGTCATCGTCACCGGCATCGATGGCGGTGGATCGGACGATTTGCTCGGCTTTGCCGCGCTCGGCCGCGAGCCCGAGACACGGCGCTGGTTGCTGTGGAACAAAGCGTTTGCGCGCCGCTCGGTGTTGGCGAGGCGCAAGAGCGAGGCCGCGCGCATCGAGGATCTGGCGCGCCTTGGCGATCTTTCGATCTGCGACGGCGGCGGCGACGACATTGCTCAAGTGGTCGACCTAATCCGCCAGATTTACGATTCCGGCAAGCTCGCGGAAAAGTGGGCGATCGGCATCGATCCCGTTGGCGCCGGTCAGATCATGGAGGAAGTGGCCGCGCTGGGTCTCGACGAGAAAATTTTTGGCGTGCCTCAAGGTTACAAGCTAAACGCAGCCATCAAGACGACTGAGCGGAAGCTTGAAGACGGCCATATGCACCACGCCGGCCAAGCTCTGATGTCGTGGTGTGTCGGCAACGCCAAGATCGAGCAGCGCGGCAATGCGGTGATGATCACAAAGGCGGCGTCTGGTACGGCTAAGATTGATCCGCTGATGGCGACGTTCAACGCTGTGGCGCTGATGCAGCTTAATCCCGAGGGCAATGCGACTTGTTATGAGCTGGAGAACAGAGGTTTTGTTATTTTGTGAAGGCCGCGACTCGCCTAAATTGGCGGCGGCGCAACAATTTGAAGAGAGAACAGTCATGGCAGAATTGAACGTCGTGCTACTGCAGAAGGGAACTGACGGCCGATATCTTCGCAATGGCGAGGAATTTGGTCTATCAGATTTGGGCGGCGTATTGCCCGATCGGGGAGATATCATAGTTCCGGTGCAGGGCGAGCGAGGTGCAGCGATGGATCGAACGGTCTATGTAGTCGAGGCGCGATATTTTCGGCCGCGCCGCGCCGGTTCCAAAGGGTTCACCAATGTCGGACTAGTCGTTTCCTCGCGACAGGGGCGCGAGGATGAGCAACACCTGCTTTCCGGCGGAGGGTAAATCCACGCGGCTGGGCCGCTTGAACTGATTGGGCAAATCAGATTCAATAAGGCGCAGCCCGAGTCGGCGGTAACCGACCCGGGCCACTTGACCTAACGCACTGCGGACAGCGCGTCATGCCCGAATCAACTCATAGCAAAAAATTAAACGGGATTCCGCCTGGCCGGTGCACAGCTAGGAGGGTTTCCCCATGTCGTTCAAAGCTACCAAAAAGCCTACGTCTGAGCTTCGGGCGTTGACGCAACTTAAAAAGTTGCCACCCAACGGTGGCAGCTTCGCAGTGCTCAATGATGGATCGGAGCCCCACTTACGTAAGGGGGAGTATGCCATCGTCGATTTATCGGATCGTGAGCTTCAGCACGGAGAGCTTTACCTCGTTCAATGGAACAGTGGCACCCGCGGAATTAAGCAGGCCCGATCCGCAATGCTGAACGTCACCGGACCGGGTGCTGCGGACTCGCTAGTATGGTTTGTTGCCGATCTTTGCGGCTTTCGCAAAACCAGAGAGACCGCCGAATATTGCGGCCAGCAGGTCCCCATATTCGCGGGACTGAGCGACGGTCCCTATGAAACTGAGGATTTGAAGTCCAAGCTGCTTGGTCGCATCGTCGGCTATTCTGTCCGCTCGCTCGGCAATCTAATCAAGCCGGAACGGGATGGTGGCTTCTATCGCCACACGGCGAGTGCGTGACATGACCCAATCAACGAAGACTGAATATCTTGATCGGCCGCCGGTCGGTTGGTTTGTGCTCGACGTGTTTCGGAAAGAAGCGCGCAGGTGGGATTGGGTCGCTCTGATGATCGACGTTCATCCCGACGATTTTAGGGCCCACCGGGCGAACCCAAAAGAACCGGAACGATATGTCAACATCCCCGGCAGGCATCGCAACAGGGATGCTGCCTGGGACGCGCTGGAAGAGATACTCGCCACGCGGCATTGAACCGTGCAGCCCTGCCCCGCCAGGCCGTGGGAATGGGATCAGCGCCATTACCTTGGCGCTTTCGGCCGATGGGATTCTCGCTCTACCCTTACGGGCGAATGGAGGGAGAGTCCCATTGGCCAGTTTGCCCGACAGCGTGCCGCTCACGCTCACAGAGGTTGCCGATCGGCTGCGCATCACCGGGCGCGACCGCGAACGCAGCGTGCGGCGTCTTTTCGGGCGGCACCACGTCGACCTGCTGCGGCCGAGCCATCGGACCTTTCTCGTCACCGAGCGCCAATATGCGGCACTCCTTGAGGCGATGACATGCTCACGATCAGAAGGCGCGGCAAGAAATATCACGTCAGGGGCACGGTCCGTGTCGGTCGTGAGACGCGCGTCATCAAAGAACATTCTGCAGGAACAGATCGCCGCGACGATGCAGAGGCGTATCGTTCGAAGCTCGAGGCCGAAGTCCGGCACGAATTGCTTCACGGTATTCGAGGG